CAAGCATACTTAATGTGGGGTGGTCCCGCTGCGTTGACTTGGGCAAATAAAATCTTGCGTGAAGAAGGAGTGATATAATGTACAACAATAAGCCAAAACCAAAAACTAAACCAAAACCAAAGAGATAATTTTATGAAAAACAAAGTCGTAAAACTACCACAGACAAATCAACAAGGTAAGAAAGTTGGTGCTGACAACAAAGCATGTTGGCCCGGTTATAGATATCAGGGTACTGTAAAAGGTAAAGACATCTGCACCAAAGTTAAAAAATAATTTATGACACTGTTTGAATACTTGCAAAGGATCGATACTTACCCATTAAATGAGGTATTGAACCTTGCATACTATTATAAAAGACAGAAAAACCTAACAACAAATGATCATGTTATGATTGTTGATAGAATCACTCAAAGGCTAAACAATGAGGGCTATAAGTTCACATTGGGCTGCTGCGGAGTCAATCACATACAAAAAATGGAAGACCTATGAAAATTGAACCATTGAACATCACACAAACAAATTACAATAAAGATACTATCGTCAGTTTTGACGGTAATAAACTAGAATTACCATTATATACTGTGTGCAGAACACGCTATAATGAGAACTTCCATGTCTTTACAAACGATAGCATTATTGGCACAAGCATCAAACTGTATGGTGAATATACAGAACTAGAAATAGAACTACTTAAAAACTTCTTAAACAAAGACAGTGTAGTATATGATGTAGGTGCCAATATCGGTTATCACACTATAGCATTCAGCAAACTAGCAAAACATGTCTATGCATTTGAACCAAACAAGAAACTATTTGAATGCTTGAAAAAGAATGTTACAGAAACAAATACTGAGTTGTTTAATGTAGCAATATCAAGCAAGAATGGTAAACTGTTCATAGAAGATTTTGACGATAATAAGTCAGACAATTATGGAGAGTTACATATTAGTGATGTTGGGCAAGAATGCTTAAGTCTAGCACTAGACAAGATCGATGACATATATGCCCCAGACATTATAAAGATCGATGTTGAGGGTCATGAATATGAAGTATTTCTTGGTGCACTAGAAACAATCACAGAATACAAGCCTATCATATTTTACGAAAACATGCATTGTAGTGACGCAGATAAAATCTATGATATGCTCAAGCAATTAAACTATAGAATATACTGGTACCCATGCCCTAACTATAATCCTAATAATTACTATAAAGAAGGTAGAAATGTATTTGGTAATGGTGGCGTAGTCAATTGTTTAGCACTACCAGAAAAGTATCCCAGAGTCAGTAATTTGGTAGAATGCATCAGCAGAGACGATACCATACAACAAGCAGTACAAAGGTATCAAGATGATAATAAAAAGTAATGGAGACAAAATCAATGTCAGACATACCGTTGAAGAACAATCAAAATTCACCAAAGAAGGGCAGGGGCGGAGCCAGACCCAACAGCGGCAGGAAAGTGGGATCGACACAGAAACTCAGTGCCCAGAGACTTTTGCACGAAATAGCGAAGAAAGACAAGCCCTTCGCAATTGGACTCGCAGAAGATTATCACAATGCAAGAATGTCAGGAGACCAACATCTAGTCGTTAAATATCAGCAGATGATACTGAATAAAGTTGTTGCTGATAAAGTTGATGTCGATCATACAACATTAGGTCAAAGTCTACATGCTGTGTTTAATTTTCCCACAAAGGAATTACCAGATTGGACTACCATACCTAAAACAATAACAATAAATGAGAAAGATTGACATACCACTATACGGTGAGCAAGGTACAATATTAAAAGATTGGTTAACGACTGACAAACATTGTATCGATATCGTGCCCGTAGGAAGTGGTAAAACATTTCTTGCCAGCATCGCATTACCTATATTTGCTACTGATGAAAGATACCATCATGGCAAAGACATTATCTATAGCGCACCTACTGGCGCAATGATCAAGAGTTTGATATGGGAACCATTAAAGAAAAGTTGCATTGAGCATTTTAATTTACAAGATGGCACTGATATAAACAACAGTGACATGACGATCAAGTTTCCTAATGGTGTGTTTATTCGCTGTAAAAGTGCCGAACAAAGAGAAAACTTAAGAGGTCTGAATGTTGGCATTTGGGTAGCAGACGAAGCAGCACTATATACTAGTGAAACATTACAAGAAATCACAAACAGATTGAGGCCCAAGGTTGGGCAACCAGATACAAGTGGACGGCTGGTTGTCATCAGCACGCCTAATGGCACTGGGCCTCTCTACGATTTGTTTAAAATGGCATTAGACAAGCCAGATCGTTACATTGTTAGACATTTTAATTACCAGCAAATGCGTAGTGGTAATTTAGATTTCATATTAGAACAGAAACGCATACTAAGCCCATTAAAATTTAATCAGGATTACATGTGTCAATGGGAAAGCGTCGCTGATCAATTCTATTATACATTCGATAAACACAAACATACAGCAGAAACAATTATAGATCGCGGTGGCGATTTGTATACTTTCCATGACTTTAACAAGCGTGTGATGTGCGCTATTGTTGCGCAAGTTGGTAAAGACAAAATGGAAATACTTAAAAGTTATGCCATACCTGATTGCAGTACTGAAGGTATCGCTGACGCAATACGCAGAGACTTTCCTAAACGCAGAATCTACAGTATTATTGATATGTCAGGTACGCAAGTCAATCGTGATACTACAAGTCCCTTTGGTATCACAGATAAGATCATATTAGAGAAATATGGATTCACGATTGTCAATAGTCGCAAGAGTAACCCATTAGTTGTTGATACTGATAACACAGTCAATGCGTTTATCAATAGAAATGGCCTACAGATAAAACAAGATGATAAATATTTATTAGAAGCATTGCAAACATACCACTTCGAAGATGGATCAAGAAAACGCCTAGTCAAATACACTGAACAAAGATATGCACACATTGACGGACTTGGCGACGCATTAAGATATGGTATATTTCATCTATTCCCAATCACACACGGTGATAGCAATATTAAAGAATATGTTGGTATGGATCAACGCTATGCGAGAATGAATAGACCAGGACTTGAGCATATGCCAGATAGTCCACTATACCCAGGTGGACCAACGTGGGAAGAAATAATTAACGGTGACGAAGCAGATACAGATTATGCAACATGGAGTTAACAAATGAAAAAGTCAAGAAAAAAGAGAAAATGTGTAAGCGCATATGATAGAGTAATGCGTAGAACAAAAGGAACAAATAATCCAGACAAGTGTTGGTTATGGTGTGGGCCCGTCAACAATGCAGGTTTTGGTATGATCAGGGGTGACAATGGCATACCTAAAATGATGACTGTACATCGCGCAGTCGCAAAGCATGTTGGTATGGATATAGAAAATTTTGAGATACATCATATATGTGATCATTATACTTGTGTCAATCCTAAACATCTAAAAGAAGGTACAACACAAGAAAGAATGAAAGAGTTTTTAAAGAATAGACACCCAGTACATAAAGTATGGCAAAACAAAAAGAATTTGTATAGAACATGCGAACATTGTGGTGGCAGCAGCGTGTTTACATGGTTCAGTAGACATCACAAAGATTGTTATACTTATATACCTACTCAAAAAGTATAAATACTTAACACTAATGGAGAAATAGCATGGATTTTGAAATGATGGTTGAGATGTATAATATCTCAAAATTTTATATTCCTCAAGATGATCATTATGATCTTGCTAAAGATGTAGTACGATATCTTACCGATATGGGTCACAGCGTTAGCGAGATAGACCGTGCCTTTAATGAATTTCCAGAAGTAATGAAAGCATTAGATGAATATAGCGTTTATACACAAGAGACTGAAGATGTGATGGACATGGATCCATTAGAATATGCCGAAATGGAAAAAGAAGAATATATGGATGAGAAGTTCGGCGGCGATTATTACGAATACCTCGACGAAGAATAATCGTCACGGAAATATCATATGAATACAAAAGATTTAATACATAAGAATCCTATTTACAATGCCATCTATGAGCAAATGCTCGCATATCAATATGCTTATCTAGGTGGCTATATTTTTAAAACATATGTACGCAAAAAGCGCCCAAGTGAAGATAGCAATCTATACCTTGACCTTGTACAAAATACAGTAGCACAACCAATTTGTAGATACATTGTTGACACAATCAATGATGTATTGTTTGAGCCAGGAGTCAAAAGAGAATTACAATTTTGCACACCAGAAGGTGTTGCATTAGAT